AGAGCGATACTGATGCAAATAAATTTGTATTGGAGCGGTTCTCAAGACTTTCTATGGACCCTAGAGGAAATAACTATATCGCAAGACGTATAGGTACTTTGGATGGTGAATATGCCTCTAATTCTACGTATGTTCTTGTTGAAATGGATGACACGTCTGACACATCAACCACTTTCCCAGCTGGTTTCATAGGTTACCCACAAAGAGACTACAACCAAGTGTCTAATAACGTGGTATTCCCGAATATCACATATAAAAAGACTTATGGTGGATATGAGAATAAACGCAAAGCTTTCTTAGGTTTGTCTAATATAGTTGGTATCGACCAAGATTTCTTTGATTATAAAGGTGTTCCTGATATTAGTGGACTTGATATGTGGACTGGTCTTACAAAAGGCTTCCACATGGATATCAGTGCAACTGGCGCTACCATTGATGGTATTGAAATAGTTATTAACGCTTCAGGTGGCACATATTCTCCAATATTCTTATTCGATACTGGTTGCTGCCCATTCCAAACAGAAGCTGGTATACAAGGTACTGCTTATGAAAAAATCTTCGCAAGAAAATTCACATTCGCACCTTACGGAGGTTTTGATGGTTGGGACGTTTATAGAGATAGACGAACCAATACTGACCCATACTTGATTAACGGAATCGCTGGTCAAGATGGTCTGATTGGTGGTGCTAATGCAACATTTAAAAACCGAGTATTGAGCAATGGTGATGAAGGAATCAACTCAGATTACTACGCTTACCTTGAAGCTATTTGGACATTCAGTAACCCTGAAGCTGTGAACGTTAATGTGTTCGCCACACCAGGCATTGATACTGATGAAAACACCAACCTCATAGAAGAGGCCATCGAAATGATTGAGCAAGATAGAGCTGACTCTTGGTACATCGTAACAACACCTGACCTTAGCGCTTCTGGTGAGATTTTACCCGCAGATGAAATTGTTGATAGGTTGGATGGTCTATATGATTCAAGCTACACGTCAACATACTATCCTTGGATTCAAGTGAATGATACCGAAAACAATGTCTATATTTGGTTACCACCTACTAGAGATGTTGTTAGAAACACTGCTCTTACCGATAATATCGCATTCCCATGGTTCGCGGTAGCTGGTATACAGAGAGGTAACGTTGACGCAATCAAAGCACGTAAAAAACTTACCCTATCTGAACGAGATATCCTTTATGCTGGTAGAGTTAACCCTGTTATTACTTTCGCTTCAGAAGGTATTAAACTTTGGGGTAATAAAACCCTACAAGTTAGAGAGTCCGCTCTTGATAGAATCAACGTAAGACGTCTGCTTTTGCAAGCGCGTAAACTTATCTCTGCTGTAGCTATAAGATTGCTGTTCGAACAGAATGATGACGTTGTTAGAAATCAGTTCTTAAGTTTAGTTAACCCTATCCTAGATAATATTAGGTCTTCAAGAGGTCTTACTGACTTTAGAGTGGTTCTAGTTGATACACCTGAATCAATTGATAGAAATGAGCTTAATGGTAGAATATTTATTAAACCTACAAGATCATTAGAGTTTATCAATATCGAATTTGTCGTCACAAATACAGGGGCTTCATTTGACAACATCTAATAACACATAGGTATATAAAGAAAAAAGCCCAGATTATTCTGGGCTTTTTTCGTATGTGATTGTTCCACAGTCATATATCCGATAGATACCTCTAGATAGCATTATCTCTCTTTCGGTACTATTAGTAGTGTCGAAACCTTCTTTCCTTAACATAGATTTTCTAAAATTAAATCTATGTGCTCGTTTATTATTAACCACATACCAATAATTAGGTTTATTTATCCTTGTTTGGGTGAACCCTAATGTATCGTATATCGACCCTTCGCTCCATCGCCTGTCTGCGTAACTGATTAACTTGATTTGACCGTATGTGTTATAGAAGAATTTTAATAATTTAGACGCACCACCTACCACCGATGTATCGATTTTGTTACAGAATCGACTCAATTCATAGTGTTCGCCTGATGAACCAACACCCAATCTAGGTTTATTGAAATGCATTGATGATACTATCTCACCTTTATGTGTCAGACAGATGTTAATACTCGATTTAACTGAACCTTGCAGGTGATTTTCATTTAAGAATACATCACGCTCAGTATTCGCCATAATACTAAGTTCACAATTTCTAGCGTATATCTTATTATCGGTTACACCCAATATGTTCTTTAACCGTGATTTAACAACATCTTTTTTATATTTCCACTCGTCCTCGAATATGTGGATAAGTCTGATATTTTTAGCTTCGCATAGATTGGTTTTGTTAATATGGTAGTCATCGGATTTATATAATTCAGAATGCCAATATATTCCATCAAATTCTATTGCGATATTTTTTGAGGGTATGTATAAATCTAATTGGTGCGGTGAAATTATGCTTCTACTTGATGTGACGGTATCGTAGTTAAGACTTCTTATAAAATCGTTTAATTCTATTTCATAACTAGATACGCTAGACGTACACTTAGGACAACCGTGACCATTGTTGTGGTCATATACAACCTGTTTAAAACTACCGTGTATCGGACATTCAATATCTATCTTACTATGTGAATTCATATAGTCAGAAAGATTATAATTATATTTATTATTATGTTTAATTTTAAGTTTTGTAATTAAATCATAGGTAGAAACTTTTAACTTTTTACTAACGCTTTCTTTACCACATTTATAGCAACCTTGATTATTTAAGTGTTTAGCTGGTGACTGTTCAAACTCTCCGTGTTCCGAACAAATTATTTTAACTTTTGATTTGGAGCTGATATATTCAACTTTAGTGTAATCATATTTATCATCATGGACTTCTTTAGCTTTAGCTATGAACGTTTCTGTATCATATGTTTTTTTTAACACCCTACTGTTAATCGCACATTTAGGACAACCGTGACCGTTTGTGTGGTGAGATGCTAGTTGTTCAAACTCTCCGTGTTCTGAACACATTATTAGAATTTTAGTACTAGCGTTATAATACTCTGACTTCGAGTAGTCATATTTAGCACCGTGAATCTCTTTTGATTTATTTATGAACGCTTCAGTTGAGTCAATCCGTGGCGCTTGACATTTTGGACAGCCGTTCCACCCTCTTAGATGATTTGACGGTGTTTGTTTGAATGTTTGATTATGTTCAACACACAATATATCAACTTCAGTTGTGCTATTTATATAAAGAATACCGCTATAATCATATTTATCGACATAGTTTTTTTTAGCTTTTTCTATAAAAGTTTCAGTTTTATTTTTTTTCATGTTTTTTTTTCCGTTACTACATATTTACTAACAAAGGTAATAATAAATATCATAAACTAAATAAAAAAATGAGCGACTTACTTATAAAAATGCCACTTCCTTACGAACCGAAAAGGAAAAACCGATTTTTGCTTAGATTCCCTTCGGAATTAGGTATACAAGAGTGGTGGTTGGCGTCAGCAGCGAGACCTACAATTACGCAATCTGACGTTGAGATACCATTCTTAAATACGTCAACATACGTATTGGGTAGGTTCACTTGGGAGACAATCGATGTTACGTTCAGAGACGCTATCGCACCATCAAGTACACAAGCTATTATGGAATGGGTAAGATTGGGTTCTGAATCTGTAACTGGTAGACAAGGGTATGCGGTAGGTTACAAGAAAGATGTTGAATTGGAAATGCTTGACCCAACTGGTGTGGTTATTGAGAAATGGGTTTTACAAGGTACAATGTTGACCACGGTGTCTTTCGGTGACCTCAGCATGGATGATGACGGCATCGCTGAAATCAACGCCACGTTAAGATTTGACAGAGCTATTCTCCTTTGGTAATATTTACAATAATTTGATTCAAACGTAACGTTATTCATATTTGGATAACGTTACGTTTTTTTTATTATATTTGTGGTTATGAACTACGTGGAATTCTTCACCCAAAATAACGCCAACGGTCTTAAGACCAAGGAAACGTATTTATCTGAAACATATCCAGATATATACAAAAATATCGTTTCACATTCTGAGTCCAACTGGTTTAAAGATTTATATTTCAAGGAGAAGATATGGTATTTCATGAACGGAGTGACCGATAAGGTATCTTGTTATCATTGCGGAGCTGATGTTAAATTTAAGGGTACGCTAAATAAGGGCTACGGTAAATTCTGTTCTTTGGGTTGTGCTAATGATAGTGGTATTTTGATTAAACTTCAGAAGGCTGCTATATTTAACAAGTACGGAATTGAGAGTACTAATCAACTTGAGTCTGTTAAGGATAAGAAGAAATTATCGTATATTAAGAATTATGGGGTTGATAACCCTATGAAGTCAGATGTGGTTAAAAAGAAGTTGGTTGATACTGTTATTTCCACATATGGTATTGACAACCCTATGAAATCTGAAACAGTTAGGGATAAGGTTGTTGAAACTTGTATCGCTCGTTATGGACATGTTAACCCGTTTCAATCTGAAAAGGTGAAAAATAAAATAAAATTAACAAATAACAAAAATTTAGGTGTTGATTACCCTACTCAAGCTGAGTCGGTTAAATCTAAATTGAGAGGAAATTATATCGCTAAACTTAAAGAGCGACACCCCTATATTTTGGGCGTAGATGGAAACATGCTTGAATGCGAATGTGACCGTTGTGGTTTAGCATATGAAATAAGTAGGGTATTACTCAATGAAAGGCATCGTGAAGGTTACTTATTGTGTACTGAATGCAATCCAATAGGTTCTAATTCAGTCAGTGATGCTGAGAAAAAAATAGTGGCGCATATTAGGGGTTTGGGTATCGATGTGATTGAGAATGACACTGAAGTATTGGCTGGTATGGAGCTTGATATTTACATACCTAGTCATAATTTAGCGATAGAATACAATGGTTTATATTGGCATTCTGAGTTATACAAATCGAATGATTACCATTTGAATAAAACGAAACTGTGCGAGGATAAGGGTATTCGTCTCATACATGTATTTGAAGACGAATGGCAATTCAAACAAGATATTGTTAAATCCAGAATAAATAATATTCTTGGTGTAAATAGTCTTAAAATATATGCTAGAAAGTGTGAGATAAAAGAGGTTTCAGTTACTGATGCTAGATTATTTTTGGAAGCTAATCATATACAAGGATTTGCGAAATCAAAGATTAAATTGGGTTTGTATTTTAACGGTGAGTTGGTGTCTTTGATGACATTCGGTCACGGTAGGGTACTTATGGGTGGTAAGGTCAACGAATGGGAACTTGTTAGGTTTTCCAACTGTTTAAATACAACGGTTGTTGGTGGGGCAAGCAAACTTCTTAAAAGCTTTATTAATAAACACCAACCTAAGACTATTATAAGTTACGCTGACAAAAGGTGGAGTCAAGGTGAACTATATAATGTCCTTGGGTTTGTTCACATACATGATAGCATACCAAATTATTGGTACGTGATTAACAATACTAGGGAATACCGTTTTAAATATAGAAAAAGTGAGCTTATCAAAAATGGCTTTAGCGGTGAGTTAAGTGAACGACAAATAATGTCGGATAATAAGAGATATCGCATTTACGATTGTGGTAATATGAGGTTCCAGATGAACCTTTACAATTAATGGTTTTAGTATATCATTAAAAAAACCTTGTTTAAGGCTATTTATTGATATATACCATTGATTATGAACGATTACCACTACTTAACAAAAAAACAGATATATGAGAACTTTGATGTTGAATATATCAGAAAACTTATTGCCTATACTGAGGCTAAGCACCCTATTAGGGTAAAAAATATCGAGACACTAGCTTTATTTGAAGAGTTTGGTGGTGAACAGCCTAAAAATGTTTTGGTTGACGATATTAAAGTCGACAACAAATATAAGATAAACGAAGAGGCTACGATTGAAATTCCAAAAGCTCTATTTGAGGAAATGGTTAGATTCATGAATAATAATAAAGCAAAATAAACAAACATGTCAGATATTAAACCAAATGTATTTCCGTCAAAAGATGGTTCAGATAAAAAAGAAATTTATGTGACTCCAGCTTCAACTGAGGCTGAATCTAAGGCTGTTGATGAAATGAGGAAAAGGACTGAGGCGCAGTTGGCGCAGATGAATAAACCTAAAGTTGATGTACCAACACCATCTGTGAGTGTTATTGAGGAGCCTAAAGACGTTATATCACCTTTGGCTGAGCCTAAGTGGGGTGCGCCTTATGATTTGGTTCCTTTACCATCTAAGGGTAAGTTGTATAAGGGTATGCGTGATGTCGTTAGAGTTTCTTATATGAGTGGTTCTGACGAGAATATTCTTACGTCACCTAATCTTCTTAAGAGTGGAAAGTTCTTGGAGGTGTTGATTAGGAGAAATCTTTTGGAGGCCAATCTAGATTATCGTAAGTTGCATACAGGTGATAGAAATGCTCTTATGGTTTGGTTGAGGTCAACCGCTTTTGGTCACATGTATCCTATTTCTATCTATAATAGTAAAGGTGAGGTTGAAGATATTGAATTTGATTTGTCAACTTTGAAAACTATTGAGTTGACGGTTGATCCAGATGAGAACGGCAATTTCGAACATATATGTCCAATCACAAGTGATGTAATTAAGTTCAAATTCATTAATATAGGTGATGAAGAAGATATTGAGAGTATGTTGAACGCTGATGTTAATAATGGTGCTGAGGTTAACAATAGATCAACTTATACATTGCAGAGACAGATTGTTTCAGTTAACGATATTAGTGATTTTGAATATATTAAAACATACGTTGATAATATGAGGGTTGGTGCCATTAAGGTATTTAGAAAATACGTAACT